GTCAGTCTGGCAAGGGAACGAACCAAGACATTCCACAATAGGAAGATATTTATCACAAGCACACCGACACTGAAAACAGGGCATATCTGGAAAGCCAAGGAAGATGCAGACATAGAGAAGCACTACTTCGTTCCATGTCCGCACTGCGGGGAATACATCGAACTCAAGTGGAAGCAGATACACTTCCCAAAAGAGGAGGGGATGAGTTACGCAGACCGTGCAGAATTCGCAACCTATGTATGCCAGGAGTGCGGATGCGTAATCACAGACCAGGACAAGCCGGAGATGCTCCGCAAGGGAGAGTGGCGGACGGTCAAGGAAAACACCAAGTTCGTCCGCAAGGTAGCATTCTGGATGAACACCCTATATTCTCCATTTGTTCGCTTTTCAGAGATTGTAAAGGAATTTCTGGACAGCAAGGATGACCCAGAGAAGCTGCAGAACTTTGTCAACTCATGGCTTGCAGAGCCGTGGGAGGATACCAAGCTAAAGACCAACGCAGACCTCGTCATGGAAAGACAGACCGAGTACGAGGAACTGGTAGTGCCGGAGTGGGCAAAACTGCTTACGGCAGGAGTCGATGTACAGGAGAACTGCCTATACTGGAGCATCAGAGCGTGGGGCAATTACCTCACAAGCCAGAACATAGCACATGGACAGGCTTTCTCATTCCAGGAAGTCGAGAGAATCATGAACCTCGAATACCAGATGCCGGATAGCACACCACTGGTCGTAGCACTGGCACTGATTGACTCCGGTAATGACGCAGATACGGTGTACGATTTCTGCGCCAACAATTCAGAATGGGCACTGCCAAGCAAGGGTTCATCAAACCCGATGCTGTCGCACTACAAACTGTCCAAGGTAAATAAGAGCGACAGCAAGGCATACGGCATGAATCTGGTACTGGTAGACACCGGAAAATATAAGGACATGATCGCCGGACGAATGCAGAAAAAGAACGGCAGCGGATCATGGATGGTTTACCAGGGATGCGACAGAGAGTACGCAGAGCAGGTAACTGCGGAACATAAAGTGAATGTCAAAATGGGAAACGGCAAGGTCAAACAGGAATGGCAGCAGAAAACCTCCCACGCAGACAACCACTACTTGGACTGCGAGGTATACGCAACAGCAGCGGCAGACATCCTCGGAGTACGAACCCTGCATCTGAATGAGATACAGGAAAATGAGCAACCAAAGAAACAGGAAACAACCCAGTACACCCCGGAAGAACACTGGATCAGTCAGAACGAAGGGTCATGGGTATAAAGGAGGCAGAGCATGGCAGCAGTAGAATCCAATTACAATGCTTCGGAAATGCTGACCGAAGTAAATAATGCCATTTACGCAGTGCTCGTAGGCGGCCAGTCTTACAAGATTGGTACGAGACAGCTCACCCGTGCCGACCTTAGTCTGCTCTACAAGTTAAGGAACGACCTCACAGCGCAGATTGCAGCAGAGGGTTCAACCAGTTTACTGGATGATACCTATGTCGCAGTATTTGATGGGAGGTAGAACATGAACTGGTTAGATGGAATTATAGGTTTTATATCCCCGGAGTGGGGAGCACGCAGGGAAGCATGGCGGCAGAGTCTGACTGAGATGAGGAACTACGATGCAGGCAACTATGACAGGGGCAATGCAAACTGGAGGGTACTCAACCAGTCGGCAGAATTTACGGACCGGTACAGCCGTGACAATGTCAGAGCCAGAGCCAGAGACTTGGAGCGAAACTCCGACATGATGAATTCAGTCATCGGGGCATACAAGCGAAATGTCATTGGCGGCGGTTACGCACTGCAGGCAAAGACAGGCAGCGACAAGACCAACGAGATTATCCAGGCCGCCTGGAAGAAATGGTGCAAGAAACAGAACTGCGATGTGACCGGAACGCAGTCCTTCACGCAGATGATGAGAATGTGCGTGAAGCGAAAGAAGGTTGATGGCGGAATCCTTATCATAAAGAGATACACCAAGGACGGATACCTCCCATTCAAGCTTCAGACATTCGAGGTGGACGAACTGGACAACTCGCAGATGCTCCCGAAGAAAAAAGGGAACAAAGTAGTCGGTGGTATTGAAATGAATGAGTATAACAAGCCGATGGGGTACTGGATCAGACAGTATTCCGTGGACGGAATGGCACTCTCAAATCCCGTATATGTGGATGCGAAAGATGTCATTTTTTTATACACAAAACACCGCCCATCGCAGGTGCGTGAGATGTCCGATATGAGTCCGACAATCACAAGAATCCGAGACGCTAACGAATTCATGATAGCCGTATCGGTCAAAGAGCGAATAGCGGCCTGTCTTTCAGTATTCATCAAAAAGCAGTTACCGACAACCGGAATCGGTCGTCAGAACGGCAGCGTACCGGGACCGCACCAGGACTACCAGGGCAAATCCATCGCACCCGGCATGATAAAGGAACTGAATGCCGGAGATGAGATACAGGTCGTAAACCCGACCGGACAGGCAACGGATGCGGCGAGTTACATCAAGCTGCAGCAGAGACTTGTCGGAGCAGGACAGGGCATCAGTTACGAAGCCACAAGCCGTGATATGTCAGAGAGCAATTACTCCTCAACCAGACAGGGCATCATCGAAGATGACATGACCTACGCAGAGGAAAAAGAAATGCTGATGGAAGTTATGGACGAAATATATGAAACTTTTATTATTTCGCTGTGGCTCGCAGGGGAACTGGACGCAAAGGAATTCTGGGATAACAAAGATAAATACTTCGAGCACGCATGGATCACAGCACCGAAGAAATGGATTGACCCTCAGAAGGAAGCAAACGCAAACAAGATTGCTCTGAACACAGGACAAAAGACCTTCAAGCAGATTGCCGCAGAACAGGGTCGTGACTGGAAAGAGCAGATAGATGAAATGGCAGAGGTACTCGAATACGCAAAGGATAAGGGTATCGACTTAGGAGGTGTGATTTTTGACCAGACAGCAGCAGAACTCTACGAGGATGAGAAAACACCTGCCGACAATCCTCAGCAGACAGACGGAAACCAAACCGGAGAAGAAACAGGGCAGGAATCAGAAGAAGGCGATGGAGCAGAGAAAGAAGGAGAAACAGACGACCAGGGAACTGACAGTTAATTCTATCAGAGCCATGGAAGGAGAGGGGAATGAGCGAAAGTTCATTCTTTCCTTTTCCTCTGAAGAACCATACGAGAGATGGTGGGGAACAGAAATCCTCGACCACTCAGATGGAGCAGTAGACCTTACACGATTAAATGAAATTGGTGTGCTGCTCTTCAACCACGACCGCAACCGTGTCATTGGAAAAGTAAACCGGGCATGGATTGAGGACTTGCGTGGAATGGCAGAGGTTGAATTCGACAGCGATGAAGATGCAGACCTCATCTATCAGAAAGTCAAAAGCGGAACGCTGAAAACAACGTCCGTAGGCTATCAGATAGACTCATGGGAGGAAGTAATGCCAAACAAACAGTCAGCAGATGGCAGGTTCACAGGACCGGCAGACATCGCAAGAAAGTGGACACCTTACGAAATTAGTATCGTGAGCGTGCCTGCGGACCCAACGGTCGGTGTAGGCAGGGAACTGGAGGAAGAAACCGAGCAGGGAACGCAGAGCCGCTCTACAGACTGGTTCGAAAGGCAACTTCAAATAAATAAAAATATCATCAACCAAGGAGGTAACAGACGATGAACAAAAAGCAGCAGAGACAGCAGAAAATGCTCCGTCAGCAGGAAATCGTAAATGCCGCCAAAGAAGCAGGCAGAGATCTCACTGCGGAGGAGCAGACAGAGTTCGACTCCCTTCAGAGAGAAATCGAGAGATTGAACGGAGAGATCGAAGCAGAGGAACAGCAGCAGAGAGGTATGACCCCTCAGCCAAACGCTCCTCCGCAGAATCCGGCAAATCCGGAAGCAGACACCCAGAGAGCAATCCAGGAAGAAAGAGCCAGAATCCGCTCCATCACAGAACTCTGCGGAGAGTTCGGAATGGAAGCCAGAAGCTATATCGAGAGCGGTGCGACACTTGACTCCGTGAGAGAAGCAGCACTGGAGCACGTAAGACAGCACGGCGCACCGATTCCGGCAAACGGCAGAGTGAGTATCACAGAAAGTGCCGAGGACAAGTTCAGAGCGGCAGCAGCGGACGCTATCGTAATGAGAAGCGGAATGGAACTCCAGAACCCGGCAGATGGTGCAAGACAGATGATGGGAATGACGCTCCGTGACTTAGCCATTGAGTGTCTGACCAATGAAGGACAGTCCGGACTTAACAGAAGATCCTCTGATGAACTCTACGGTATGTTACAGAGACAGTTCTACAATCCGACAGCAGCGTTCCCTGCTATCCTCGACAATGCCATCAACAAGGCATATGTGGAAGGACACAAGACTGTAGCCGTAACATTCGACCAGTGGACAAAGAAGGGAACTCTTAAGGACTTCAAGACCCACGACAACAACTACTTAGCAGGACCGGTAGGCGAGTTCCTCGAAGTGCCGGAGGGCGGAGAGTTAAAGCATGATGTGTTCGGAGATGAGAAACTCCCGACCAGAAAGCTGAAAACATACGGCCGCCAGTTCACACTTACAAGACAGGCATTCATCAACGATGATATCGATCTCGTAACCAGAATTCCTGCCAAGTACGCAGCGAGCGCAAGAAAGACCCAGAACAAGCAGTGTTACCAGATCCTCGTAAACAATCCGGCGATTTATGACGGTACTGCATTGTTCAGCAGCGCACACTCCAACTTACTGGCAAAGGGCACAGGAATCACGAAGGAAGCTGTGCAGGGCATGATCCTCGCACTCCAGAACCAGA